CTGGTATCCGTGGAAAGGATAGCGGCAACTCCCCGGCATTGACTGTCTGCGGTGGCGCCGTTCGTGCCGTGGTGACACCTGTCACTGACAAACCGCTCAGAGCCGCTACAGTGGTTGCTAACGTCATGAAGTCACCGCCATAGCGTAAGCACGTACAACCGCCTGTACATCAACAGGCAACGCCTGTGGTGACAGTGTGGCGTTACCGGCAAAGACTGTGCGGTCTGTGTCGCCGCCATTCTCCCTTGCCCGGTAGAGGAACGCTGTCATTCTGATTGTTGCCTGCACAATGTCAGCCGGGGCGGTGGCACTGTATGACCATTTCCCGGTAATGGCTATTCGTTCGCTCGTGGTTGCACCACTGGTGAACGTCCCAACCGATGGGTTGATGCGCAGACCGTACCATGGTGTCGAGTTGACAGGTAGGGTCTGCACATCAGATACCGTCACAGATGCACCGTCGCCGTTGGTTACGGTTGTCAGCGTGCAAAGGTCGCCAGTGAACCACAGGACACCCGAATAGCGGTCCAGGTCATCAAGGTAGAAATAGCGTGTTGTGTCTGCGGAAGCCTCGAATACCCGGCCCGTTGCGCGTTCAATCATTGACTGTGCCGCCGATAGCAGAGTGCCGATCAACGTGTCATCTGTTGACGTGGTGAGACCTAGATATGCTTTGACTTGTGTCGCCGTTGCGTATGCCATGCTATTTCACCTTAGACTTTCCAACTGTTGCAGGCTTCTCGAGCAAGACAACGATACCCCGCTGCGCCAGTTCACCGGCTGCCGCTTCTGGCAGGTCGACCGTTTCCCCAGTTTGGTAGTAGCGTTCTTCCGTCAATTTGCCTCGATAATCCTGCAACAGTTGTACTCTCATGCTCACCCGCTCAGTGCGACAGAACCAACATTGACCAGGATGGTGCCGTTACCGGCCGAATCGAAGTAGACGGCGATTGCCTCGTTCAAGGCGTTCAGCGTGATGATTTTGTTGGTGCCGTTCCACGTACCGGTGGTGATAGTGACGGTGTGAGCCGCCGTCCCAGTGGCACTGGTATCCTTCACGATGAACAGACCCGGGTGATTCAACGTGCTTGCAATCGTCGCAGCAATGATGGTTGATGCGTGGTTCAGTTCGAGCGATTGCACGCCCGCCGTCACTGCCGCCGTCGCTGTCAATTCCTGCACACGAGCCGACACATCCGCCGCACGGTTGATTTCGGTAGCCGTGGCTGCCAGATCCGCAATGTCCGCTACAAGAGCGTCGCCGCTCCTGAGATTCAGGTTGCCAGATGTACTCATGGTTACACCGTCAAGTTGTAGCTGATTGCAGCCGCTTCGGTGTCTCGGTTGATGAGGCCAAACCGCATCAGCGCGACGATCTCAGTCGAATCAGCCGCAGGAATTCGGGTCGATTCGATGGTCATGCGCCGCTTGTAGCCGAACCGCCACTGGTCCCAACGCACTGCCAAGATCGAGCCGGTTGTACCGTTCGTCGGCGTGGCGCCGTCAACCTTGCCGCTTGCCAGTGCGAGACGGGTTGTGGCCGCCTTGTGCATGTGGTGCGACACGTAGATCGGGAATCCGTAGATGGCTGCGAGCAACCCGTTTTCGATGGTCGCCGGGTTGAAGATATCGCGGCTTTTCACGTCGGCCAGCTCCAGCGCCTTGAAGTGGACCGCGCTGTTGATGATGAACGCCGTCTTGTTTTTGTCGGCGTTGACACCGCCGACGCCCATGAGCTTGACGGTCTCCAGGAAGTCACCGGAAGCCAAGACGCCACCGTCGCGGCTGTTGGCAGTGTTTGTCACCAAGGCCAACTTGCGGAAGCCATCGACCGTCATGAAATACTCGCTGCCACCAGGAGTGCCAACGATGTAGTTGATGTTGGTCGTGGCCCCGGCCGCAGTGTCGCCGTCAATGACCGCCGCTTCCAGGTACTCGGCGCCCGACGTGGTCAACTGGCGTCGCAGTTCCGAAACGAAGGGAATCATCGAATCCTCTTCCATTTCGCCAGTCCAGATCACCCGTGCGCCCAACTTCGACAAGGTCATGGTAGCAGCCGCCGAACCAACGCGGGAGGCCGTGACAGTGTTGGTCGGAATGCCACCAGGGTTGCTGCTCATGGCCGTTGCCTGCGCGACCTTGTACCAAATCGGGTCAGTGGATTCGAGAGGAATCACAACCGATTCAGCGCCCTGCGGCACTTCGATGGTGGGCAGCATGGACACAATGCGGGTCTCTTGGCGAATGGCTTCCCACAGAACACCCGAGTAGGCAACGCCCACCCATTCGTCGCCGTAGCTGGCCAGGGTCGAATAGTTCAACTCGTTGGCTTTCAGGCCGCGCTGCTTGAACGACTTGACGGCGTGGGACAGCGGTTCGCTCTTGCCGGTCTCGGCAGATTCGAGGCGCATGGCCAGCGCCTTGTAGGCGTCGGCACTGGGGCCAGAGCTGCGACCAACGGCCTTGGCAGACTTGGTTGTTTCAATCAGCAACGCCAAGTCGCCGGTTTCGATGTTGTCATACTTGCGGGTCTCGCTCGTGATGACAGCCGGTGCGGCGGTCTGGAATCCTGCCGGGTTGGTGGCAGGCTGCGCAGCCATAAGCGCCTTCAGTTCTGCGATTTGCGCAGACAAGGCGGTGAGTTCTTCAGACATGATAGCTTTTTCCTCTGTCGGAATGTCCGACACGATAGGTTGTTCGGTAGTTGTATCTGTCACGACTGCGGGTGCCGTGGATTGCTCCACCTGTGGCACTGCCGCCTCGGTCGTTTCATTCTGTTCTGTGTCCATGCTCTTGATACGCTCCACACCTAGTGTGCGTGGCTCGGCAGGCGTTGGCGTCAATGACCATTCAATGACCGGCCATTGGGTAATTGACTTGGCTTCTCTGCGCACCAGGTGAGGCACGCTGCCAGATGACCAACCGATAACGCCCCGGTTGATGAGTTCCAAGACGGCATCAACGTAATCCTCAGAGCGTTTCAGTTCAGCCTCTACCCATAGCCCGGTCTCGTCTGCGGTGACTGATTTCACCGTGCCAATCACATGCGAGACTTTGGCACTCATGGTGTGGTCATAGCAGACTGGCTTTGCAGGTACAAGGTCCAACATGTAGTTGGTACTCTTGGTGAAGGTATCGCCCTCTAGGTCAGCCCCACCGAAGATGACACCGTAGCCTGCCACGGTTGCCGTATCTGCTGTAAGTGCTTTGACGGTTACTAGTTGATTCATGATTTACTCCAAAGCCCGGTTAATGACTCGCTGAAAGTCTGCGACAATACCGGACTTGTATCTATCGACTGCACCTTTATCGGTGAGCCATCGGCGTCTGTGTACACCCGCTTGAAACTGGTAATTCTGAACAAATGGCGCATAACTGGCATTGTTGCCGACCACGCCATAGATACCATCTGGCTGTGTGTAGATTCTGTGTGTCCAACGGCTACCAAGTTTCTCACTCTTCGGCCCGCCACGAACGTATGTACTGTTGGGACGGGCAGGCGGGTATTCCTGCAACGCCTGTTGAATCTCTGCCAGCCCTCGCTCCATCGGCGCCCGCAGGATGTTGGTTGCGTTGAACCGCCCCAACTTCTGCATTAACTGGTCGACACCTTCAATGCGTACCGATACATCCATGATCAACGCTCCACAACCGGGGCAATCCAACACCGGCAACGGGGATGTGCAGGCGGTGTGATACCGTCAAATGTGCCACCCATGGCGGTTCGTTTGCCGTGTAGTGGTCCGCAGGTTGGGCAGACTCGCTCATCTCTTGCGGTGCGCCATTCCATCTTTTTGATGACACCACTACCACGGAAGCTGGCGACCTGCCCTTCATAGAACGCTCGTGTTGTCTCGGTCGAGGCGATCATGGCTGCTCGAGGCCCGCTGTAGATGCTTGCCAGTTCCCCGGCTAACTCTTCCAGTGGTTTGCCCGCCTCGATAAACCGTGCCACTGCCCGGGCTACCACGTCACGCCCTGTGGCTTCAATGCCGGTGATGAGTTCATAGCTGTAGTTGCGTGCCCACTCAAGAGCCTCATCTAGCACCATCGTGTAATCGAATGAAATGCCTACCTGTTCTAGTAGGTCAAGAGAGACATTGACGCCCAAGGAAACACTGTCATACAGCGCAGCCTTCAGCTTCTTCTCCATGGCATCTGTCATGCGCCACTGTTTGTTTATCCAGTCTGCCGCTATAGCCGGGTCTCTCCATTCGCCATAGCCCTGCGGAAACAAGGTCTCGATCATTTCGTTGAAACCTTCCCGCAGATTCCTTTCAGTACGCCGTTCCAGTGCATCACGAATGGCACGCTCGGCTTCATCATCATCAGGGTCCAGCTGCAACACCATCGCCTTCATGGCACGGTAGTTGTCTGCACCTTCGCCTAACCACTCGATAACCTGGTACGCCTTGATAGCCTCATCATGGCCATGGCTGCACTGCCCTATGGCGTGTA